AGAGCAGCAGCCGGTACGCAGCCCAGCACCGGGGTGCCAGAAGCGTTGTACTGGATGATCGCAGCCTTGATGATGATGTCCGGGTCATCGCTGACGTAGGCCACAGCATCAGAAGCCACGGTGTTAGCCGCCCAGCTCTGATAGCGCTGCTTGCCGAACAGAGGACCACCAGCCGGGGTGTATTCACAGCCCAGGAAGACACCCAGAGTTCCGCCAGTTTCTGCCGCAGCAGAGTTGTACGCCAGACCAGAGGTGATCAGCGTGCCGTCGGAGGTGAACTTTACGGGATCACCGAAGTACAGGGAAGAGGTATACCCGCTGGCAATCGGGATCATTCGCGTGGAACCCGCGAAGACCTGACCACCAATCAGGTTAACCGGAATTAGACCGTAAGGTCCTTCTACGGTAGGGTAAGCCATTTAAGACTCCTTGATTTTACGAGCCGCGTCCGAACGAAACCTCCGAGCGGCGCTCCCTAAACAGAGGCATCCGAGGATCGTTCTCGCGCATGAAGTTGTTGTCCACTGACTGCATTTGCCCGTCCGCTTGTTGGCGGAAGTGGTTGTTGCGCTGTTCAGTGAACTCCTTTGGTGTTTTGCAAAGCAGGAGACCGCCAATCTCAATGCTGTCTGGGAACTTGCCGGAGCCGGTGCCCATCAGTTGGATTTCTGGATGCTCGCTTGCTTTCACAGGCTCCCAGCCTTCGCGGAGCTTTGAAGAGACGTTCATCGGGTCATTGGTCCCGAGAGTGCTAACGCGAATCCAACGGAAAGCATACCCTTCTTCCGGGTTCGGATCGGGCAGGAGTTGGGGAGGCATCCACTGCTTGGGCCTTTCAGCCTTAGCGCGGGTGTCAAATTCTCGTGGGATACGTTCAGCCATTTTGTTTCCTCATATCTTCCGCAACCTGACGCGCATAGGCTTCCAGAGGAACCCCAAGGCGCTTGGCGATGTTGACTTGTGATTGTGTAAGCACGATCTTTCTGGGCGCTGTGCTACGTGTGGCGGGTGCTACAACAGACGACTTCTTTTTTCCCGAGGTAAACGCATCTGGGAAAACTTGACGCATCCGAGAATTGATCTTCTCGTAATACTCGTCGCTTGTTGGGTCAACACCACCTTTCACAAGTCGTTCATGTGCTGCAAGAGCCAGCGCCGTCATTTCTTCGTCTTTCCCAAACCACGGATTGGAATCCTGCCACGCACGGGCCTTGGAATCGACTTGCGGCGCAAACTCTTGGGCTTGCGGAGTGGGTTGTACTACAGGCGCGGGGGCTTGTAAAGGGGCAGGTTTGAAGTTATTCACCCGCTCGGCCCGATTGACCGCTTTGGTAAGCTCTTCCTGCGCTTCAATGAACGCCTCGGTATCACCCGCCTCGTGTGCGGCCTTGAGCTTCGTCTTGGCCTGTTCTACCTCATTGGCAACAACCTTCTTGGCTTGCTCAAGCAGTGCTTGTTGGCCTTGACCCAAACTGCCTTGCAGGCGCTTGTTCTCTTCGACGAGGTTCTGCGCAAGACGTAGCGCTTCCTCGCGCTCACGCAGTGCGGCCTCTTTGGCCCTGCGCTCTTCGTGATATCCCTTGGAGAAGTGCTGGATGCGCTTCTTCACCCCGTCAGAATACTGCTCAAGCTCGTCGTCGGTGACCTCTGCTGGAGCTTCCTTCATGGGCTTGCGGCCCTTGTCGGCTTCCGGCGTGTCGTCTACGACTTCAATCTCTGGTGCAGCTTCGACTTCGTACTCCACCTTCTCTTCAGAAGTAGACACGGGGGTCTCGTCGGGGAACTTAAATTCTTCGTTTTGGACATTTGCCATGAGTTACTCCTTAGCCGCGCTTGATACCACGGGGGTCTTGCACAACCGCCTCGACGCTGTCGTCGTTGATGATGCGGAACTCAGTGCCATGAATTTTCAACCGCGTACCCGTGTTAGGGCGCACAAGGACAAAATCTCCTACCTTGCATGAAGGCCCGCTGGGGAAGCGCAGCGGATCTTTGTAGCAGTCTGGCCCCATCTTCATTACCCACAACACTGGGCTCATCACCTCTTCAAAGTGCATGGTCTGCCCCGCTTTGACAAGCCCACTTTCATACGCTTCTTCTGCTTTGGGGAGTGCGCACAGCAGGTGGTACGTCACCGGATCAGGCACCTGACGGGCCTTTTCTGCTTCGGTTTCAGGCAAAACAGTTGTGTTTTCGCCGTCACTCAGTAGGATTTCACTCATCGTCGTTTTCCATCTTTCGCACAAGGTCGGTTGTGAAAGCATGAACACGGGAAAGACCCTGGATTTCCCCCGTCATGAACTTGTACTCAGCGAAATCTTTCGCTGCGCCCGAGATAAGCGCCTGCGCGATGGACTCGCGGCGCTCCTCAATTTCCTTTAGCAAAACCTCAAAGGCGGTCATTGCTGTCCTTTCGGTTTCTGCTGTTTTTGTTGCGTTTGCTGCGCTTTCATAGCCTGTTGACGCATACGGAGTTGGTCAGACTGCATTTGTTGTCTTATCTTCTGCTGGTGCATCTGCTCTTTGTGGCTCAACTCTTGTTGAGCGCGGGCTTCTTTAAGTCTTGGGTCTTCGCCCTGATTCTTCTGGGCCTCCATCGCCAGTCGCTGCGCCTCAAGCTGCAGCTTCTGTTGCGCGATCTGGAAGTCCATCTGATCGTTCTGGGACTTGCGCTGCATCTCGGCTTGCTTCAACTGCAACTCAGCCTGAGCCATCTGAAGCTCTGGATTCATCGCCTGCTGCTGGGCTTGCATCTGTGCAGCCATCGCTTGGTTCTGGACCATCGTGCGTTGTGCAGCGGCGGCAATCAGCGGGGCCAGGGCCTTCTCGTCTTCCGGCGCGATGGGGGCGTTTGACTCTTCATCCAGCGTGGGCAGCGGGACCCCCAGCGCCATCTCAACCTGAGCCCGGTATGCAAACGCTGCATGCTCTGCGATGTGCGCCATGAGAGCGGCCATCATCTGCTGCGCCATCGGGTTCTGCCCCAGCGTGGACATGACCTTCGGGTCCTGCATGAACATCTGGTGCGTGCCCATGTGGGCCTCGTGGTCCTGATACGCAAACGCTTTGATGGGCTTGCCCCGCAGCACGTTCATGTTCTCGGTCACGGGGTCTTGCGGCTTCTGGTCTTGCGGCAGCGCAACAAGTTTCTCGGCGTTCTTGATGCCCAGCACCTCAAGCATCTGGCGGTGCAACTGCGGCAGGTCGTAGATCTGCGGAGCGCCTTGAGCCAACTGCAGTGCAGCTTGGTACTGCATGATCCGCTGCGCCATCGTGGCGGCGTTCGGATCGCTGACCGGGATCACCTCGACGATGTCGTAGTCCGCTTGCTTTACCGCACGGTCTCCACCCTCGGGGGTGTAGGCATAGTCAGGCGGCAGGAAGTCACGGATGATGTTCTTCAGGAGCTTGAACTCCATCCGCAAGCTGGCGTGGACCCGGGCCTGGACGGCGCTCATGGTCTTCAACTGACGCTCAAGGATGGCGAGCGTGGTGCCCACAGGGGCCTGGGCGCTCATGTCAGAGACCTTCAGGTCCGCGATGGCGGCAAGCCTGCGTCCTTCCTCCGTGATGCGCTCCAGCAGGGCTGCAAGCACCTGTGAGGGCTCCTTGTACGGCAGCGGCATGAGGTTGTCACGCACGGTGCCGGAGGGCACATCTACGTCCCGGAACTCGCCCGGAGCGATGGGCGTGTCGTCGCCCTTGATCCGCAAGCCACGGCTCTTCAGACCACCGGGCAGGTTCGCCAGGGTGCCAGCGTCCACAAGCTGACGGATGATGCTCGTGCCTGCACGGGCGTAGCCACCGATGATGTGGATGTACCCCAAGCCATAAGCCCCGAAGCCGGGGATGTACGTGTACTGCACGAAGTGCTGCCGCTTGAGCTGGCGCTTGTCGTCTTCGTCCCAGTTACGGCGGATCGCAAGAACTTCCTGAGTCCCTCTGTCGAGGGTTACCACGTAGGGCAGCGGCACCTCGTCCTCATACCCCGGCATGTCCCAGTCAACGTGGATCTCAAGCAACTGGAAGCGGTCGTCGTCAGTCAGGCTGTAGCCTTGCTCTTCGGCCTTTTTCTTCTCGATGTCGGTGAGGATGCGCGTGGGCTCACCCAGGTCTACCTCACGGTAGAACCCAGCAACCTGCAGCTTCTTGACCTCATTCTCGGTCTTGCGCATCACATGCGTGACACGCTCTGCGGTGTACACGTTGCTGGCCCCGTAGGGCATGATCAGGTCTTCAGCAGGCACGAACGGAGCAGCAGGAAGCTCCGTGCTCGGATTCGGGTAGATCTTCTTGAAGGCAGCACCGGACAGGCCCAGGCTGTACAGCATGCGCTCATGCTCTGAGCGGTAGTCGATCATCCGCTCGGTCAACATGAAGTTCATGTCGTCACGGACACGATCTGCAGCCTCTTCCTTCATACGGTCGATGGCACCGATGATTTGCGTCTTGACCGGACCCTGAGCAGGGAAGGTCTCCGTGATCATCTCGCTCTGGAAGCGAATGGCCGCTTCCGTCAGTAGCGGCGAGTAAACGCCGCAAGCACCCGGCCAAGGCTCTGTGCGCTCTTCATACTTCATGCCAAGGACTTCCAAGCCCTTGACAAACATCTCTGTCCAGTCTTTGCGACTGTTGATGTCCGCGTCCACGAGAGCGATCAGTTCACTGGCAAGCGATTGCATCTCGCTTTCGTCCATGTACTCCGCGAGGTTTGCGTCGAACGAGTCTGCAGTCTCGGGTTCCGGCATCAGATCGATTTCGACACCGTCAATTCCGATCTTCACGCCCTCCGGGTCCTCGATTTCAATCTCGATGGCTGGTTCGTCGCTCATGGATGCCATGTCGAGCGGCTGCAGAGCTTGGTCGATATTCGTTGCCATGTTGTTTCCTTAGTAATACGCCGCACGGCGTGCTGCGTAGTGGGTTGGGTCCCGATAATCAGTCGGCAGGTTTATGAACCCACCTTGGCGGTATCTTGCAAGCACCATGCTGAGGCAGTCCACCAAGTCATCATGCGACCCGTAGGGGAACGCTACCGACTGCTCGATCACTTCCTCGGCCCAGCGTCTTCCGGCAGGGTACCAGACCATACCCGAGCGCAGGATGTCCGCCACGGCGTTCAGACGAGCAACTTTGTCCCCGGTGCCCCGGTGCGGAGTGAACTCCTGCACGGGTATGCCCAGCCGCCGCAGTTCTTGGTACAGCGTCGTGCCGTTGGACTTCTTCTCCACGATGAACGCATCGGGCTCCCAGTCCTTCCACTCCCGGATGGCAAGGTCTTTTAGTTCGGGAAACTCCACCCGAGTGTTGATCGCGTTCAGCAGGATGATGTGCGGTGCGCCGTCCGTGAGGTTGTCGTCACTGAACACGCCGAAGGTCAGCAAGGCTGTGAAGTCCGAGCGGGTGGTCTTTTCCGCTGCGGCGTCGAGCGCCATGATGATGTATTCGCACTGGGGTGGGTCGTCTTTCTCCCAAGGCTTCCACCAATCACGCTGGATGATCGCACCTTGCTCCCCGGTGGGGCTCTGCATGTACTGCGCGTTCCACTGGTACGCAGGCATGGACGCTTTGGTGCGTTCTAATGCGTCGAGATCGAATTTCTCAGGCCAGAGCGCCTTTTCGGTGAC